GCGAACGAGGGCGTTAGTCCGGTCTGAGCAACAGGCAGGGGTGAGGAGGCGGTTGCCGTGTTGAGATAAAGAATAATTCTGGACTCGGTCGGGTAGACGAGCCCGGTTATACCAGTCCCCCCCGTAAGCGCCGTAACGGTGTAGTTCGCCATAAGACAGCAGCCGTAGACGCTGGTGATATTGGCACAGGGCACCGGCAATCCCGTAATAATGACGTTGCCCGTGGGCGTGCCCGTCCATCCGGTTAGACTGAGTGTAAATCGCGCGGTGACATCGCGCCCGATTATCTCGTAGCTGCCAAATTGGAGATTATATGCAGGCGTTCCGACGGTGGCGTCCGTGATAATCGTGGGCGTCCAGTTGCCGGCGATATAAGAAGCATTCTGGGCTCCGCTTGCGGCACTACCACTTACTGCTCTCAATGCCATGGGTCAGCTTCCATCGCCTGGCGTGATCAGCACCGAGGAACCGCCTGCCGCCGTGATCCCGGTGAAGAACAGGTTCGGCGCGAGGCTCAACACCTCGACCGTGCGTCCCAGCATCAGGAAGGTCGCGGCGTTGCTGGTGGCGATGATGACCGCGCTCGAATTGGCCGCCGCCGCGGTCAAGCCGCTGCCGATATAGACGTCCGACGCGCCCGCGTTGACGAGGCGATACTGCCCGCCGCCGGAGCCGATGACCTGCACCGCGGTCGGTGCCGCGACGTTGGCGGTGAAGGTCACCGTGTTGCCGGTCGGGGTGAAAGCATTGCTGCTCATGGCGGATTTCCTTTCGTCATGGGTGGCGTTGGCGCGGGGTCGGGCGTGTTGCCCTCATCACACCATTGCTTGAAAATCTGGTAATCGCGGTTGCCGGGGTCGAAGGGGATGAACGCGCCATCACTGATGCGAAGAACGACGCTTGGCTCCAGACTGGGGAGCGGAGCGATGAGCTGGTAGGGCTGTGCCATATCAAAGGTCCGCTGAAGCGCCGAGGTAGAACCCAGCCCACATAGCAAACGCCGCTGCGGTTGCTGTTGCTGTCGCGAGGGTGCCGTATGGCGATGTTTGGCTGACGGCTCCGGCACTGGCGTTCTGATAGCCTCCAGGTACCACAGCAACGACTGTCGGCGTGCCACGCATGACAACAGGGAAAGCGAGCCACTGCCCGAACGTCCCGCCTGCGGTCATATAGCCTATTACAGTTGCGTTTATCACGGCATAGAAGCGCTGGCAGTTGGCGAGATCGTAGCGCGGGTCGGGCTTCTCCAGCGGCGTCGCGACGCTGCCGACCTCAAGCTGCACGCCCCACATGCCGATGCCCCCGCTTTGCACGCCGATCGAACCGGCGTTATTTGCATTGGCTGTGCCGCTTGAAAACCAGAACTGCAATCCCGTGTAGTCGTTGCCGTTCGTGCCAAGGGTCTTGCCTGCTATCGAAGGCAGCGCAAACGTCAAACTGAAGCGCTGCCAGGTCGGCGAGGCCACAACTTTTTGTCCCGCCACCGGGGTATTGGCCGAAGGGCTGCCGCCAGTGCCAAACACTTGCGCGAACCCGACGCCAATATTTATATTGCCTGAACCAGTAGCAGCATAAAACGATACCGTCGCCGTCTTACCGGCGAGCCGCCGAACTCCTTCGATCGGCTGCGTAATTAGCGAAAAATCACTGGTACCCGCGCCCCCCGTAAATGCGTTCACAAACTGCCAATTGGCGCTTTCATCTCCAATCTGCGCCCGTATTGTGTCTGTCGAGGGTGCTATGCTGATCGTTTGCGAGCCACCTGACCAGAGCGATTGCCAGCGATCGGCGGTGTAGATACCTGAGCCGGTGAACCCGCTCGCGCCGCGCTGCTGGATGTTGAACATGGAGTTGTGAATCAGATTGCGCCCGATGTCGCCGGTACCGCCGCCGCCGCTGAAAGAGACGTTGGAGACACTGCCTCCCGTGATATTGACGCTGGTCAGCGCCGTGCTGCCGTTGCCGATGCCGTTGATCGCATCCGTGACCGAAATGAAGTCCGCATCCAGCAACGACAAGGCGATGTTGCTGGTGGAATTCGCAAAGACGTTGGGAACGGTGAAGGGCAGCGTCGTCATCTAGAAGCGCGCTCCATATTCGAGTTCGTACTCGACGGTGTTGAGGGTGAACTGCGCCGAGTTCGAGGTGATCGTCAGCCCGATATACTTGCCGTTTTGCTGCGCGTCGGTCATCAGAAGCTGATAGCCGAAGCCGCCGACCCAGTAGATCGTCGTGCCGACATTGTTATGCCAGCCGACGATCTGGTTGAAGTTGTTGATCCAGCTGATCACCGTGTCGAAGGCATAAGGCGGGCTCTGCCGGGTCTCCGCGTCGATGGTCGCGAGGAGGGCCACGCCAACGGCGGAAGTGACCTCGAGCCCGAACTTCAGCGCCTGCTTGTCCCTGACCGGATCGCCGATATGGCTCAAGGCCATCTGCATCTTGGACGGGATCGCGCTCCGGTTGTCGGCGTACATGGTGACGAGGTTGTTGCCGCTCGTGCCGTAGAGATGGATCAGCCCCTTGAACGGCACGCTGGTCGTCAGGTCGATCGCGCCCTGGTAGGTCAGGAACCACTTCTTGTCGAAGAACACGGCCTGCAGCGGGATCGTCCCGCGCACCGGGTCCTGGTAGTAGAAGTTGAACGCGGCGCAGAGGATGTTGAAGATCAGCACCTGCCCGCCGGTCACCTGCTTGGTGAAGTCGATCAGCGGGAAGAGCCCGTCGAGCGCGTCCGACAGCTTGGTCGTGGTCGATCCCACCAGCGCGTAAACCCCGTAGCGGTTCATGAACAATATCGACCTGAAATACGGGAAGATGGCGTGCACGAGCTCGGTGCCGATCGAGGCCGAGATGTTGGTGTTGGTGAAAACGGTCGCGCCCGTGTTGCTGTCGACCTGGACATCGCTGAAGACGTTGATCGAGTCGGCCCCCCACCAGTAGAGGAAGTTGTTGGCCGCCAGGAGCGCGTTGATGTTGCCGTGCAGGGTCGTGTCGGTGGCGATGAAGTTGCCCGCCGAGACCGAGATGAAGTCGTTGTAGGAGCCCGCCGCGCTGAAGGTGATGGTGCGGCCTTGCGCGACCCAGACGCGGCCCGAGAAGGTCGCGACGTCGCTGATCGGGTCGCTGGTCACCACGGCGGTCAGCACTGCGCCCGATCCGCCGCCGCCCGACACCGTCGCCACCACGGTCGAGGCGTCGGTGTAGCCGCTGCCGGGGTTGGTCATTACCACCGAGGTGATCGAGTTACCGAACACGATCGGCGTGGCCGCCGCGCCGCCGCCGCCGCCGCCTGAGATCGAGATCGTCGGGGTCGAGGTGTAGCCGTTGCCGCCGGCCGCGACGACCAACTGCAAGGTGCCTGTCTGGAAGGTGATGAGGCTGGCGATGGCGGTTGCGCCCGAGCCGCCGCCGCCCGTGAAGCTGATGGCGGGCGGGGTGGTGTAGCCGGTTCCCGGTTGCGTCAGGAACACGCCCGCGACCGAGTTGCCGGTGATGGTCGCCTCGCCGACCGCTTGGGTGCCGTGCGGGTCGTTGGGCGCGCCGATGACCACGGCCGGGGCGCTGGTGTAGCCGCTGCCGGGCGCGGTGATGCCGATAAAGCCGACCGAGCCGATCGCGACGAGGTTGTTGCCGTCCCAGGAGAAGAGGCCCTTGGTCGGATCGCCGATGATGACGCGCTCGTTCTTCCATTGCGTGACCTCGGCCCCCGCCGGGTTGAACGTGCCAGCAGGGGCGACGGTGATCAGCGCCTGAAGCGTCAGGTTGAAGGCTTGCAACTCGCCGCTGTTCTGGAAGCCGAAGATGTAGTCGTTCAACTCGATATTGTCGCTGGTCAGCAAAGTGATCGTCGCGTCCCAGACCCGGGTGTCGGGGTCTCTGTCGCTGGCGAGCGAGGCCGAGACGGTCGGCACGATGCGTAGATTGCTGTCGCCGATCGGCATCGCGTTCTCGAGCCAGGAGAACTCGTTCTGGTCGATCGCCGTCCGGTTGGCCTTGGTGTTCAGCCCCTTGAACGACTTGACGATGTGATACTGCTTGACCCGTTCGGTGACGGCCATGGCTCACATCTGCGCGTAGGGGTTGGGGATGCGGCCGGTCATGATGGCGACCTGGATCGCCTGGATCTGGTCCTTGTATTTCTGCATGAAGATGTCGCTCTCGCCGAACGACTGCTCCTTGAACTTCGCCTTGTGGCAAGCGTAGTAGCCGACCGCGGTGGTGAACGGGTCGTTGATCACGTCGACATCGGCGAGGCTCACCAGCGGCTGCGGCAGGATCACCGTGTCGAGCTCCATCGGGTAGACCTGGTCGGGCACGGGCGCGAGATAGAGCGTGCTCTGGCCGTAGACCGAAAAGCACACCGGCCGCCCGATGTAGTTCTGCCAATAGCGCAGCTGCGCGTTGAACTCGCGCCACGGCAGGTAGCGCAGCGGGATGCGACTGTTGCCCCAGTAGACGTTGATGGCGAGCACGTCGATGGTCGAGAGCGAATTGGGCAGCACCGCGTAAGGCAGGATCTCGACGTTCTGCACGAATTGCAGCATCGCGGTGCCGTCGGCGAACGGCGTCGAGGGCGGGATCTGCGCGGTCGCGGTCGGGTAGACCGGCGCGGTCGCGCCCGAGGTCCCGGTCTGACTGACGCGATAGGTGAAGATGTTGGAGAAGACGAACGTGCCGATGGTCTCGAGCGTGTTGGCTGTCCACGGCACCGGGTTGGGATTACCGGAGGGCGGCGGCGGGGCCGGAACCTGGGTGACTTGCAGCGTCCTGAGACAGCCGGTGTCGCGCACCACCCGCTCGCGGGCGGCGTTGATCTGCGAGATCAGTTCGGGATTGGTGTAAAAGTTCGCGTTTGCATCATGCAAAAGCAAGCGGCATTCGTTCACATAATCTTGCAGCGTGGCCGCCATGTTTCCTCATCGTTGAAGCTCAGTCCCCCTTCCCACCTTCCGATGAGAAAGGGGACCTGCTCATCCACAC